GTAATTCGTTTGGCTGGCGATCGACAATCGTGGTTATTCTTTTGCGCAGGTATTAATCATGCGAAAAACGTATCGATTGAGCTACGCGACCAAGGTATCAAGTCGGCTTGCATCACTGGCGAGACATCAAAGACAGACCGCGAACGAATCATCCATGAATTTAAATCTGGAAAAATAAGGGCGCTCACTAATGCCAACGTGTTAACGACTGGTTTTGATGCTCCTAATATTGATCTAATCGCCATGCTACGCCCGACTATGAGCGCGAGCCTGTACGTACAAATGGCTGGCAGGGGAATGCGGATCAAAGATCACATCGATCATTGCTTGGTGTTGGATTTTGCGGGTGTGGTTGAGACGCATGGCCCGATTACTAATGTACAACCACCCAATAAAGCGGGGTCTGGAAACGGTGAAGCGCCGGTCAAACTTTGCACGGAGTGCCATGAACTCTGTGCCATATCAATCAAAGTGTGTCCATCTTGTGGCCACGAATTCCCGCCATCGGTACCAAAGCCATTGACGTTGCGCCACGACGATATTATGGGTGTGGATGCCAAGGAAATGATTATCACCGGCTGGAACTGGCGCAAACACATTAGCAACACCAGTGGGAAAGAAATGCTGGCCGTTAGTTATTATTCAAAGAATTTGTCCGATCCATCGATCATTGAGTACCTGCCACTCCGTCACGACGGCTATGCGGGGGACAAAGCAGTTAATGAATTAGCAAAGATGGCCAATGCGTCCGGTGTTAACAGTCGTGAGTTATTTGCAACAGGCATAACAAAACTTGACTCGATTGCAAAATACATGAATGATGGAAAACCACCGGCTACGATTAAATATAAAAAAGAAGGAAAGTTTTATCGTGTCTTATCAAGGAACTGGAATGAATGAACGAATCCCAACTGAACACGAAGAGCAACGCGAAGTCGTTAAATGGTTTCGCCAAACGTATGAGAATGTAAGAATTTTTGCCATTGCCAACGGCGAGAAACGATCTATCACGGTGGCCGCACGATTAAAGGTTGAAGGAGTTAGCCCAGGCGTTCCTGACTTATACGCACCGGAATGGAAACTGTGGATTGAAATGAAGCGCATCAAAGGTGGATCAGTTAGTCCACCTCAGAAAGATTGGCACAACTACTTGCGAAGCATTGGCGATACCGTGCTTGTGTGCAAGGGTGCTGATAATGCAAAAGAGCAAATAATAAAGTTTAGGGGACAGCATGGAGACTAGATTCTGCACCAATTGCCAAAGCAACCGCGACCTTACTGGCGGCATCTATCGCAAAACCAGAACAAGCGGTCGCTGGATTTGCCAACCATGTTCGGAGCATAAAACTGAAAGCATTTATATGAACCGGTCTGGCAAGATTGCTGACGTTAAAACCATTATGGAAAAACTATATAGGGGGACGAAATGAGCGATTACGATATTCATAGCTGCGGGTATTACTGCGACAGACACGCTTGCATTTTGAGACAGCGTGACGAGCTAAGAGATAAGCTATTTGAAGAAATCCGAGCGTTTGAAGGGAATACACAAACTTCGGACACAAAACCAGCAGAATCCTCACAATCGTTGTGGCGCAAAAGACAAAGCAATAGTGACGTTAATAGATCACAAGGTCGCATACGAGTCATTAACGAGCCAACGAAGAACATAACTAATGAAAGCCAATTTTTTGAATGGTGGAATGGCGACAAACTTGTGGAGCTATCTGCTTTTAATAAAGGCACTCCACTTTATTGGGCAATACAAGGCTGGGAAGCTGCATTGCGAAAAATCAACCAAGAAGCTGAAAAGAATGGTGAGCCATTATGAGATGCGCTAAATGTGAAAAAGAGTTACACGCTTGCCAATGTCCGCCACCAAAAAAAGAATGGGTCGATTTGACGGATGAGGAAATTGCTGATGTATTTGGCGACTACATGGATTCTATGGACGAGACAGAAGAAGATAATAATTGGGGTTACGAGCGGTTGATTGAAGCCAAGCTGAAAGAAAAAAATACTTAATTTGAAAGAAGAGAAATGAATTGCAAAGATTGCGGTGGCCGAACAAATGTAACGTGGACTCAAAAACAGTTAGGTGGCGTTAGACGGTTGCGAAAATGCCACAAATGCGGGTTTTCTGCTTATACCGGTGAAGTATGGTTAGCCTTGTTGCCCCCACCAGAGCCAAAACCTATTTACACTAAAGAAGAAGTTGCAGCAATAAAGAAGCGAGAAGTATCAATCCGAAGAAAAAACGAAGATAGGAGAAACAATGAAAAAACGTAACGACATGAATATGGGCGACCATTATGTTTACACACCATCAACAACGGATGTCACTATTCGTTGGCGTGCAAAACACAACTGGGTGCCACCATCAGAAGACCCAAAGTTTATGAAAAAATGGGCTGATTTCCGTATGCGCTGCGTTCAAGGCATTGAACAAATAGTCAACAATTAAACGAGGTGAAATTATGAAAAAACTATTACCACTTATTTTTCTTACCGGATGTTCAACATTTGATTTACCCAATACCGCGTTGACGGTTGAAAAAGACGTTCAACCGATGAGCCGCAACGAGGTCATTATGGCCATTCAGGATTGCGAATCAAACAGAACTAGAGCCGTTATGATACTGGCCAAGCGGAAGATTTCAGGACGCACATCCGATGTGGTGGTTGATGTAACGTGCGCGCCGAGACCGTCGTACTATTGATTGCGCGCATAAAAAAAGCCCAGGCAAAGAGCCTGGGCTAAATCGCTTGGTAGCGACGCGAGAAATTAATTAAGCTGCAATGTCGAACTCAAGCCAAGCATCTTCTTCGTCATCGAAGTATAACCAGACTTCCAATTCGTCGTTGAAGTAATAAGCATAGCCAGCATCGTCGTACTCAACATCAGTATCTTCAACCCAATCGTCTGACTCTTCGTCGTAATAGCAAAGAACGCCATCTTCGTCGTAAGCAAACTCAAGCTCATCATCTTGTAAAATTACCAGAATAGTAACAGACATAACACCCCCAATAGATGCAGCCCCCACGGCCACACAACTATCTTAGCCTATGATTCTTACACTTTAAAGACGTTTCCACGGAAATAGATAATTCCTTCATCTTCGTCCAATACCTCACATAACTCCGGCGGTAACAGCTTGCCTTTATAGAAAGTTAGCACGGCAAAACCCGAGCGGTGGTTCTTTGGGTTATCTTCTGAATAACTAAATTGCTGCCCATTAACGTCTGCAAGCGATCCTGTATCGACGCCGTATCGCGTGCCAGTGTAGTCCGTCCAAGGCGTTACCTTAAGGCTATGCAAGTGGCCGGTAACTATTGACGTCCCCGACTTAAGGGTGTTGTTATAAATAGCATGAATTCCGTTATGCCAGCGATGCTTAATCATACAGTTACCATTAACCATAAGCGACATACTAAACTTCCAGCGTGGGAAATGATCGGTCAAGTTCATACCCATGATGCCCTTGAAGCCCTCACCTACTTGCGCGCATAGCCTAGCATTAAATCTTTGGTCATGATTTCCCCAGAGAAAATGCAGCTTACTGTTAAGCGATGCCGCTTCAATCTCAGCTAAACGCTCTTGACAGGCTTCAAGTTCTTGCTTAACGCTGGGTGTGGCTTCCCAAGTGCCGCCAAGTGGATGCCGACTGATCGATGCGCCATCAAAAACATCGCCATTCATCACAATTGCTTTGGGTTTTAATTCTTTGGCAAATAGAACAAATGCACGATGCGCGGTCGATATGATGCCAGGCCAGTAGTGGCAATCACTAGCCACCATGACGCTGCCGCTATCCAATTCAAAATTAACGCGAATGCTGTTTTCAGGTATCAAAATCTTAAAATCAGGACTGCGTGGACTTGCTGCGTTTAGAATGACGCCATGCTTTTTTTCTATCTTACGGCGGCGCACATTAACCGCACGTATCGATAGGCCAGTTTCATTGGCCATATCGGTTACAGACTGTAATCGACCCCACGCCGCAATAAAATCATCATCCGATACTTTAGTGGCCATTAGTTCACCTTACGTATGAATTCGCCGCACCAATCAGCGCGAGCGGTAACAGGTATGCAACTATCGTAACCATCTTCCGCTTCAATAATCATCGGAGGATAGCGCCTACAAAAACCTAGTTCTTCCTTTGGTTCGCACATAAAAAAAGCGCACGAAACGCACGCTGGCATACAATCGGCGGGGATTGATTTTTTAGGCATTTCTGATGTATATCATATATTTATTAATATAATGTTACAAATTACATTAGATAGATAGCGCGTTCGTCTTTGCGTCGATTCTCAAGACCACGTAAAACTTTTCCGGCGGCCTTTGTGTATTTCATAAACTCATCAGCAGCGCCTTGGTAATCACCTCGATTATGCTTCTGGCGCAGGGTTGATCGTTGCAGGGTACCTAACCCTAGATTGAAACTAAAACTTACCAGAGCATCAAGCCAGCCTTGATTATTAATAGCGCTAGGGCAATAGCGCAAAACTCCCGCAATAAACCGATTAAGGTCTTTTTGAAGAATGGCATCGACTTCCTCCGTTGTGAATGTTCGGTTCCAGCCATCCGGAATTTCCAGATAACTGCGCTCTTCAAACGGAACCTTTGCATGGCTCGCTTCGATTAAATGTCCAACACCGATCGTCCAGAGTCGAGCAGGACACCGGTAAGGTTTAAGCCTTACCCCTTCGTGATGTTTAATTAGCGTTAGCGCTTTTTCAGAAATTGGCATTATAATATTTGCGTTAGGGTGTTAAGCCAGCGTTTGAGGATGTCGATGCGAGTTGTTTTTTGGCTTTCCATCTCGCCTAGTCAAAGACCAAATCAAGCCCTAACTTATTTACCAAACGCCCGACCGCCGAAGTGGAACGCAATAATCGAAGCGAACAACGCTTGCGTTTCGTTATCCCATAACTGGTCGGCTAACGCTGTAAACTCCACGCCTGTCGTTAGACCTTTGTAAGCAATCACCGCATCGATACCAACCAACAAAAAGAAAAAGCCATACGTAATCACAGGGCGCACACTAGCGCGCAGGTCTTTCATCCACTTGCTTGTGCCTTCGTTTAGGCTAGTGTCATGGGCATAGATAGCTTGCATCTCCGCAGATTGTGCGTCGATTAGCGAGACTTTCTCCGCAGATTGTGTCTGAGTTCTGATCTCGTCTAGCTTAATGGCTTCTATTTTTTCTTGCGCAATAAACCCCGCGGCGGCTAGTTGCAACTCGCGCTCAGTCTGCATTTGAGCTAATTTTAGCTCATGCGATTTGTCTGATCTGTCTTGAAAGAAGTCAAGCAGCTTAGGTAAGCCGCCCATCAAAAACGATACAAAAGTTGAAAAGATTGTAAGCATTATTCACTCCGTATATCTAAAAGTATTTTGGCGCGCAACTCACGCATTTTCTTTGTCTCTTCCATCGCCATAGCAGTAGCGTTTGACATATCGCCATACATGATTGCCAGCGCAGGGATCGCAACAACTAGCACAAGACACACCACAAGGACGGCAAAGAAGATTGCCCACGAAATGTGTGACTCATCCTTAGCAGAATCATTACCCATAGGAACCACAATATTATGAAGACTACCGCGATTACCAGCG